AACTCTTACTGAAGGAGGAACTTCTGTAGGATATCCCGGAGCAGCATGGCGAGGAGCAAAAGGAAGTATTGGTGTAATAAATGGTAAATGGTATTGGGAAATAGGAACTTCAGGTGGTTGGAATGCTAATTTATTTGGGATTCAATCTACTAATGTTAGTTCAGATTTAAGTAGTGGTAATGCTATGAATCATAATAACTCTATTTATATAGGCTATGGTTCGGGTAATTACTATTATTACACAGGAGGCTCTCAGACAAGTAATGAAAGCACAGGATGGAATAGTGGAGGAGATTGGGGTTCAAGTGATATATTTGGATTTGCTTTAGATTTAGATAGTGCTACTAAAAAATTTATTCTTTATAGAAACGGTAGTGCAGTTAATGGTTCAGGAACAAACTTACCCTCTGCTTTTCAAGATGAATATTTGAGTCCTTTTGCAGCAGGATATGATGCATATGAACAATACTGGAACTTTGGTGGTTATACAGAAATAAGTATATCAAGTGCAGCAAGTGATGCAAACGGATATGGAACTTTTGAATACGCACCACCATCAGGCTACTATGCCTTATGCACACAAAATTTAGCAGAGTACGGATAATGGCTTATACAACAATAGACAAACCTGAAAATTATTTTAATGTGGTTACTTATACTGGTAATGGTTCTACGCAATCAATTACAGGAGTAGGATTTCAACCTGATTTAGTTTGGATTAAAAGTAGAAATGCATCAGGTGACCATGTAATAACTGATTCTAGTAGAGGAACAGGTAAACAAATAATGACAAATGGTTCTAATACAGATAGCTGGGAAGAAACAGAGCAATCAGCAACTAATCGTATTACCTCTTTTGATAGTGATGGATTTACTTTAGGTTCTAATGCAGAAGGGAATACAAACCAAGATACTTATGTTGCTTGGTGTTGGAAAATAAATGGTGGTACAACTGAAACAATTGCAGCAGGTTCACCAACATATGACCCATCTGAATCAACTGTACAGAAGAATTTAACTGCTAATATATCAATATCAGAGTATCAAGGTTCTACAAGCTTTGGTTCATATTCGCATGGGTTAGGTGAAGTACCTGCATTTGCTTTTATTAAATCTAAAACCATTGGTAGTAATGCACCTACGGTTTACTATCACCATGAACGAGGATATGCAGGTTCAGGATATCTTAGTACTAGCAACTATACATCAAGTTTATTTTTTGATGCAGCACCAACAGCTTCGGTTATGAATTGTAAAGATGTAAATCCTGTATTTAGACCTCAAGGAGCTAAATCTTATGTTGCATGGCATTTTGGTGACGAACAAGGTTATCAAAAAGCAGGTTTAACACATGGTAATAATCAGGCTGATGATGGCACATTTATTTATTTAGGATTTAAACCAAGATTTTTTATATATAAAAGAACTGATGCAAGTGCTGGTTGGTTTTGTATAGATAGTAAAAGAAAAACACAAAATGGTGGTGCACAACCTTTTATGCGTATGCACACAAGAACAGCAGAAGGTTCTGCAACTGGTGGTGCTAACGATATATATGTAGATTTTTTAAGTAATGGAGTAAAAATGAGGTCTAATGACAGTGAATTAAATGGTGATTTAATTTATTGGGCTATAGCTGAAAGACCTTTTGTAAGTTCAACAGGAATACCCAACACAGCACAATAGGAGTAAATTATGTGGGCATTAGTAGAAGATAATAACGTAACACAAGTCTTTGCAAGACCAAAGGCAATTACTATTGGAGATAATCAATATCCAAGTAATATAATGTCTGTATGGTCTGTTGAAGATTTAGAAGCTATTGGTATTTATGAAGTAGTTCAAGATGATACAAATAAAAAAAATAAAGAGTATTACATAAATACAGAGCAATCATTTGACTTTGAAAACGGTACAGTCACTGCAAGTTATGGTACAGCTACAGCAAAAGATTTAGATGAATTAAAAGTTAGTAAAAAAGAAACTATAAACAAAGAAGCTGGTGCGATTTTATCAGCAACAGACTGGTATAGCATAAGAGCATATGATGGTGGTACAGCAGTACCAAGTAATGTGTCTACACACAGAACAGCAGTCAGAACAAAAGCTAACGCTATGTGTACACAGATTGATGGTGCAGCAGACGTTGATGCTCTTGCAGCATTGTATGAATATACTAACACCGGCACTGAAGAGGAACCTGTATTTACAAGACCTCTTGGTGAGTTTCCGGAGTTAGATTAATGGAAATATCACCATATATTGTTTGGAACATCTTTGTAACGCTTGTTCTTGCTCCAATACTTTTTAGTATTCGGCAGAACTCTACAGAGATAAAACGACAAGACATACTGATAAATAAGACTCGTGAAGAGATTGCAAAGGAATATGTTACTAAATCTGAGCTAAAAGATGATATGAGTAACATCATAGACCGAATAAAATTAATTGACGAAAAGCTTGACAAACTCTTTGAAAGACAGTAAAATATAAGTGAAGAATAAAAAAAGTAAAAAAACTAAGAAGCTTCCTGCTTCGACTTTAGTTATCTCCATCACTACTGTACCTTCAAAGGTTTTGAAGACGTTACTACGTAGGAAAAATAATGGCAAAAAAGAAAAATAAAAAGAGAGATAAATATACTACTGCTGGTCGTGTAGACATGAGTAAAGGTGGTCGTGTGTCTAAACAAACAGGTGGTCTTCAAGATCAACAGGTAGGACAACCTCAACGTACTAATGATCGAGCAGAAATAATAAGAAGGAATCGTGAACGTAATCAACGTGAAGATTTAAATCGTGAAGATAGTTTTAATATGGACCCACCACGTTATGGACTTCCGGGTGGTAGTGGATATACACCTCCACCATCTTCACCACCTGAACCTACAGCTAGAGAAAAAAGAATAGAACAAACTGCTGAACAAGTTCAAGCTGCTGCACAAGGACAAGTTCCTCAAGCTGCTGTTATTCCGGAAGCTGTAAAAGTTCAAGAAGGTATTCCTCAACAAGTTACAACTATGGCTGCACCTACACAGGTTACAGCTACACAAGCTGCACCGGTTGCACCTGAACAAGTTACAACTGTAACAGATGTTGCACAGGTACAAACACCTGAACAGATTCAAGCTGCACAAATGGAAGCAGCGATGGTACAGCCTGATGCACAAGTAGAAGCTGCTACAGGAATGGTATCAGATGAATCATTAGCACAAGCTGCTGGTGTTGAAAGAGTAGCACCAATTGAAGCTGCTGATGTTGATATTCCTGAAGGAGCATTAACAGAAAGAGTTGTAGGCACTCTTAGTGAAGGAGCTAAATCTACTGCTGCTGTAAACGCTGGTAGTTCATTAGCACGTATAACAAGAGCTAAAAAACAACTTGCAAATGCTGGATTAAGTGAAACAGATATATCAGAACTCGGAAACGATCCTGAAGCTTTAGAAGCTAGACTAGCTGATTTTAGTGAGTCTGAAAGAGGACTGATAGCTGGGTTACCACAAGAAGCTTTAGTATCTAATCAGATTGATAGTTTGTTAAATGGTATTGAGAATGGTGAGATACCTGTATGGGCTAGACCTGCTGTTTCACAAGTTGAACAGATGTTAGCACAAAGAGGTATGTCAGCTTCAACTGTAGCTAGAGATTCATTAGTCAATACGATTATCCAAGCTGCAATGCCAATAGCTCAAAGCAATGCTCAAGCAATTCAGCAAAGTGTTTCACAGCAAAAAACTATTGAAGCTCAAGAAGCTGAAGCAAATGCTGCAAGAAGACAGCAAACAGCTTTAACAAATGCACAGACTGTTTTTCAAATGGATATGGCTCAGTTTAATGCTGATCAACAAACAGCTTTATCTAACAGTAAGTTTTTACAGACGGTTGGTTTAACAGAAGCAAGTAACGAACAACAAGCTGTCGTTCAAGATGCACTATTAATGTCACAAGCTAATTTACAAGAAGCTGATTTTAATCAAAGAGCACAAATACAAAATGCTCAAGCATTCTTACAAATGGATATGCAAAATCTTAATAATCAACAACAAGCTAATGTATTAAAAGCTCAACAAAATCAACAACGTTTACTAAGTAATCAAGCTTCACAAAATGCTGCTGCTCAGTTTAACGCTGCAAGTCAGAACCAAACTAATCAGTTTATGGCTAATTTAAAAGTTCAAACAGATCAGTTTAATACATCTCAAATGAATGCAATGAGTCAGTTTAATGCTACACAAGCGAATGCTGCTGCTGCAAGAGATGCACAGAGAACAGCAGATTTAAATAAGTTTAATGCTCAGTTAGTTACACAGGTTGATCAGTTTAACAGTCAACAAGACTTTGCAAGGAATCAATGGAATGCACAAAACGCTGCTGCTGTTGAAGCTTCTAACGTACAGTGGAGAAGACAAGCAAACACAATTAATACTGCTGCACAGAACCAAATTAATATGCAGAATGCTATGAATGCATTTAATTTAAGTTCACAGTCTATGTCATTCTTATGGCAAGAACTACGTGATCAAGCAGACTTTGATTTTAGAGCTGCTGAAAATGAAGAAAATAGAAAAGCTCAGATTATATCTACAGCGATTGCTAATGAAGGTAAAGCTGGTGAAAAATATGATGATTATCTTATGGGTCTATTAAGTTCTGTAGAATCATCTTATAGAGCAGGACTATTTGGAGGAAGAGGATAATGGGTAAACTTAGAAAGATTGGTAAAAGTATAAAGAAGAAAGTTAAAAAACTTTTTAGTTCAAAAATAGGTTCTATTGTTGGAAGTATTGCACTTAGTATGATACTTGGTCCTGTTATAAGTAGAGCTTTTAATGGTGTAAAAACAGCACTAGGCTTTGGGCAACAAGCAACCACACAGGCAGTAAAAGAGGCAGCGACACAACAAGTAACTGAAAAAGCAGTAACAAAAGGAATAGAGGGAAGTGTTTCAGATGTAGCTGGAGAAGAGCTAATAACAAAGAATATAGCTGAACAAGCTGCTGAAAAAGAATTAGGTAAAAGTATTACTTCTGAATCTTTAAAATCAGCCATAGATGCTGGAGCTACTAATCTAGACAAAGCTGCTAATTTTACCGAACAGTTTACTCAAGGAACGTTACAAGGTGATATACCATTAATGGCTAATACATCTGTTACTGATACTTTAAATGATGTTAATAATTATATAGAAACAGGTCAAATGTTTAATCAAGAAATAACTCAAAGACAGCTACAAGGTGAAAATCTTAGATTTGCTGAAGATGTGTTTGCTTCAGATGAATTTGCTGGAGGTGGCTATGGATTAGATATGAGGGGTGCTAAAAGAGCACAGCCTTTATCTCAAAGAATTGAAGCAGGAGTTCCACTGAGCACAAAGATAACAAGTGGTAGAGTTGGTCAGTTGGCAATGGATGTTGGTAGAGATATAAAATCAGGATTTACTGATGGACAATTTGTTCCTGATGTTGCTAAAGGTGTTACAGGGTCTGTTATTACACAATCTATAATGGGTGAACCTGAAGAACAGTTTTATAGTGCAGGTGCAATGCCACAACCACAAATGGAAGCTGCACAGGGAGCATATGTTGCAGAGGTACAAAATCAAATACCTAACATTCCAGCAACTAATTTCCAACAAATGAATCAAAGTTTATTTTATGGAACACTATCTCCACAATATTTAATGGGTCAAGCCCAATACACATAGGAATTTATTATGGCAGTATCAGAAAAAGCAATTCAGTTTTTAGGAGATAGTCTAGATAGAGGTAGACCAATACCCGGACAATCTCTGACAAATCCACCTGAACAACCTTACAATTGGGAAAGTCCTACAGAGTTTACAAATCCACGTGAAGCAATGTTATATGTATTTGAAACTTTGACAATTCCTGAAACAGTTGAAAACACTTTACTATCTCTAAGTAACGGTGTAGGTGTTGTTGATATTGCATCTATTGTTTTATACTCAGGATTTTTAGAAGGTAAATGGAATCCTGATTTAATGACTTTACTTATGGAGCCGACTATGTATATGATCATAGCACTAGCTGAAAAAGCTGAAGTAAAGTATGTATTAGAATCAGGAGATACTGAACAGGGTGATGTTGTTGATAATGAAACACAATTACAAAATTTACAAAGTGGTATAAACGAATTAGATAGGATGAAACAAGCAGCTTCTAAACGTGTCAGCCCTCAGTCTGTACCGGAAGATGTAAGAGAAGTTATTGAGAAACAAGAAATAGAACCAAGTCTTTTAGAGAAAGTACAGCAGGGCGGTTCAAGTTTATTAAGTAAAGGGGAATAAGAATGGCAGACGATACATTAAAAAGTTTATTATCAAAAGCAAATACTCCGGGTTCAACATTTGGTGAACTTGCTGGTATGTATATATCCGGTAATAGAAAAAAAGATAATCGTGCAAGAAATATTTTATTAGCTTCATTATTCTTTAATGCTAAAGAAGCTTCAATGCAGTCTAAGGTAATGAGACAACTAGAAGATTTAGAACGTAATAAAGATTTACAAGTTGCAAAACTTAATAGTGAGTTTGACGAAAAGTTAAAACTACAAGCTACTCAAGATGAGATAGATTCAAAAGGAGTTTATGGTTATTATAAAGATAGTGCATTACAAGCTTTTGAAGATGCACATAAAGATAAGTTAGATTATTTTAATGTAGACTCAAAAGAAGCACGTAAAGCAAAAGCTTCTTGGATGGATAAATGGTCTAACGAGCAATATGCACTTCATCAGAAGCGTTATGCTCAAACTGATTCTAGTATTAAAACACTTGAACAATTTAGTAAGCCTTACATGGATTATTATACTAATAAGAAAAGACAAATTTCTTCACCACAAAATGTCAGCCTTGTACATAATTTATTTAGTAAGATTGGTATTGGTAAAGGTTATGAAAAAGAGTTAGAAAATAAATACACTCAATCCAAAATAGCTTTAGAAGATGATACATCAAGAAGACAACGTTTTGCATATGCTCCAACTGATAGGGCTATGATTGATGCTATACCTGAATCAAAAGCTAAAGCATTTGCTATAAGTCCTGAAGCATTTAATGAGAAGGCAGCAGCTTTTGGATTACCTACAGATTTATATGGTTATGCATTTGACAAGTGGAGTGGAGGAAATAAATCAGAAGCTTCAGCAGAATCAATATTATTAGCGACAACTGCTCAGAGTGCAATCCTTTCAAGTAAAGAAGAGATTAAAAATATAAAAGCTAAATTTGAAATAATTAAACCTAAAGATACAAGCTCAATGTCTTATAAGGGATGGGAAAGACAAAGAGAAAAAGCAGTACGAGATGCTGTTGGTATGACAGATGCTAAACAAGATTTAATTGATTTAGGAAATACTTATATTGATATAATGATTAGTACAGGTAATTTAACAGAAAAAGAAAGAGAAGAAAAACTTTCTAAATTTATTAAAACTAAAGTTGGAAAAGAATTAGGTGATATGGATATTGCAGCTTTACAAGAACAGATTGTAGAGGGAACATTAACACGTGCAATATTGAATGTTATGGATAATGATGTAGATGCTCTTAACGCAATTAAAACTATGCCACTAGATCAAACTGCATTGAACAGATTAGAGCAGTCAAATTCTAATGCTTATAAATTATTAAAACAATATGATTTTGATGTTGTTAAAGCTACTCAGAATATAAAAGAAAGCGATCCACGTGTTCAAGCAATTAGAATTATGCAAGAAGGAGCTTACTATGAGTCAATCTCTGAAGCTGCTGTATTGAGTTCTAGTTATCTAGAAGATTTATTACCAACAGGAGGGGGAGACCCTCTTGGATTAGGTAGAGACGAAAACCAAGAAGAAGAAGAAGCAACCGCCATTTCCGGTGGTGGCGTTTAATAGAGGTATCCTATGCCTTCAAAATTTGAGTTGTATAAACAAACTCTTAATAGAGATTTAGATACCGATTATAATGAATTAAAAAGACTTTATAATCAGTATCCTGAATATTATAAAAATTATGGGTTTGCTGAATTCGCAGCTATATCAACTGAAAATTCTGAAGAGCCTCTAGATGCAGAGATACAGTCTGTAATCAATGCTCCAATCATTCCTGATAAAGCTAAAGACAATCCTGACTATTATAAAGAATTGTTTGATAAAGCTAGAGAAGAAGAAATACGTACAAGTGATAAACCTTTTCCTGAATGGAGAAGAGTTTACACAAACATATTTGATGAACTTGCAACGGGTTCAGTACAATTCTTACGTGATGCTACAAAACTAACTACAGCAGGAAAGATAACTGGTCCATTTTTACCTAGTGATCAAGAAATACAAAATGGTGTTAACAAAGTTTTAAACAACGAGTTAACAGGAGATATTTACGATAAGATTATAGATGAAAAAGGTAACGTAACTTATCAACTTCAAGACCCTAAAACAACAGCAGGTTCAATCACTTCGACAATTGGATCAATTGCAGCAGCTATGTATGGAGGCAAAAAAGGAATTGTTCAACCTGCAAAGAATTTATATACCAAAATAAAAGGTGTACCTACTCCTAAAAGAGGTAGACCATCAAAAGCTGATATCAAAAAAAGAAAACTTTTAAAGGGTGCTGAAACTTTAGGAACAGCAGAATTAGGGGCACAAATTATTTGGGCAGATGATCCTGAAGTTTTATTAGTGGGCAACTATTTAAGTAACGCATTCGGTAACGATGATAATCTTGTTGCTGATTTATTTAAATACTTGGATGCTGATGAAGACAGTACAGCCTTGCAAAGACGATTAAGTTTATTATTAGATGGTATAGCATTTACAGGTGTTTTTGCAGCAGCAAAAGTTACCAAAGATGTTGTAATGAAAGCATTGAACAAGGTTAAGAAGGGAGGCGACCAGTCTGTTGTAAAATTTAAACAGTTAGTCAATTACAATAGAAAGCAACCAAAAGCTACTAAGACTTCTACTAAGAATACCAAAGAAATAAAAGAAAAAAGCATCAATGATGTTGTATTGTTAAATGATAAGAAAGGTTTTGGTAATGGTATTATTAGAATTATGCAACAAGCAAGAGCTAACTTTTTTAGTACTACTGGATATTTTACACCTGAAATGCATAAGATTATTAAGGGTAATGAGTATGATAAACTTGCTTGGTCACGAAGAGCAGCTAATCTAACAAAAAATTTAAACTATCAAATTAAAAAGATATCACGAGAAAAGAATGTTTCTACTCAAGACTTAGATGAAGTTTTAAGATATTATTTAACAGGAACAAAAAGAAAGGGAAAGAAAGTTGATTTAAGAAGTATACATCCTGACCTAAGAGAGTTTGCGGTAGAGGCAAAAGAAACGGTAAAAGATTTAAGTGAGATGTTGTTAGAAACAAAAAATATCCCTGCTGATTTAAGAAGAAAGATAAATTCTAACTTGGGACAATATCTTAGAAAAACTTATGAGATATATGAAAACCCTAAATTTACACCTAGTCAAGAAGTTATTGAGACTGCAACAAGAGAGATTGCAAAAGTTCTAAGTAAGACTAAAGGATTTTTAAGATACAGTCCGCAGGAGTTACAGACAGAAGCTACCTCTATTGTAAATAAAATATTAAGTAGAAAAGATAAGTCTGCATTTACAAGTTTTACTGATCACATGAATCAGATACTAGGAACTAAAACAGCAGGTAAGTTATTTGCTCCACGTAAAAATATATCACCTGCAATCAATGCATTATTAGGCGGTGACAAAGTTGATACTACATCTTCAGTATTTAGAAGTATTGAAAATCTTGCTCACTACATTACTGATGCTCAAATGTTCGATGAATTGTATCACACAGGTAAAGGTAAGTGGTGGTTTACTCAGTCAGGTAAGTACGGTAAAGCACCGGATGCAAGAATGAAAGCTGCTAAAGTTTCAGGTGAAAGATTTTTAAGTCTAAACAATAATGGAAAAGGATTCTATACAACTGAAGAAATAGCTAGGTTTTTTGAGGAGCTGGGTCAAATAAAAGAAAAAGGCTGGGTGGGTAAAGGTTATGCACACTTTTTAGCATATAAAGGATTTGGTCAAGCATCTGCTACTGTTTATAATTTAATAACACATGTTAGAAATACGGTAGGTGGTGCTATTATTTTAGCTCAGAATGGAATGAATCCGTTTAGTAAGGAAACTGCTGAATCTTTTAACATGTTAAGAAATGAATTATTTACTAAGACTAAAAATAAAGACAAAGCTTTACAAGATTTATACATTGACTATCAAAGATTAGGACTTGTTAATCAAAACGTAAGAGTTGGTGAATTTAAAAAGATGATTAATGAGTTAGCTGAAACAGGGATGTATGATGGTTACGTAGATAGTGCGTGGAGTAAGCTTGGTAGGGTTGGCAGAAGTATGAAACAGTTAAATAGAAAAGTTACTGATACTTATATTGCAGAAGATGATTTATGGAGAATTACTGGATATAATAAAGAGTTAAAAGTTTTAAAAGAGGCTAATGACTTATTACCTATTAGTGAACGATTGACAGAAGACCAATTAAAAGAACAGGCTGCTACAATAATTAGAAACACTATGCCTACTTATGATTTAATACCAAAAGGATTTAGAGATGTAAGATATACACCAATAGGAAACTTCTTCTCATTTTCTGCTGAAAGATGGAGAAATAATTATCATACAATTAAACAATCAATAAGTGAGATTCGTTCCGGTAATGAAGTATTAGTTAAAAGAGGATATCAAAGATTGGCAAGTACTGTTGCTGTAGGTTATACAGGAGGTAAAGGTGTTTCAGAGTTTACCAAGTATGCCTTTGGTGTTACTGAGGAAGAAGAAAAAGCAGTAAAAGATTTAGCACTTCCTACATGGTCTAAAAATAGTCAGATTGCATATTCAAGAGACGAGAATGGTAATTTAATGTATATTGATTTGTCATATACCGATCCTAATGCACCTGTATTGGATACCATAAGAGCAGGATTAAATGTTTTACTAGACCCTAATACACCTGAAAAAGATATAGACAGAAGAATATTAGGTGCTACATATGCTTCATTAAACAAGGCTGCTGAACCTTTTATATCTCTTAACTTATTATCTAAAGCAGTTTTAGATGTAACAAGAGGAGGTATAGATTCAGAAACAAATAGACCGATTCCCGGATACAATGAGTTAGAAGGTGCTTTTGATATTAACAACATAGTTGCTATAACTAGACATTTGGGTCAGGTTATTATTCCTGCTGAAGCTAGATATTTATATAGTGTTGCTGCTGGAGAAAGAGGTAGAAAACTTCGTAAAGGCGAACTAGATGCTAATCTTGAAATTATGGCAAAACTAACTGGTCAAAGATTTTACAAGCTTGATAAAGAATCATTGGAAAAAAACTTTTATTTTAAAATGAAAGACTTTAATAATGCAAACGAAAAAGCTAATCGTTTATTATGGAGAAATATTGGTAAGGATAAATCTATAGATAAAGTTTTAAATGATTACATTTATGCAAACCAATCCTACTTTGATGAATATGTTAATGCTAAACTAGCTGTAGAGGGTGCAAGAACTCTTGGTATAGATTCAGCCACTATCTTTAACACAATTAAAAGTCAGGCTAGATATCTAGATTCTGATGCTAAAAGTTCACTAGCTCAACAGTCTAATTATTTTGAACCTTTGAAATATACAGATTCAATGTTAAGAAGAATTTATAATGAGAATAAATTTACTGAAACTACTTATGATGATTTTAAAAAAGCATACGGTTTACTTTATACAAAAATGTCACAACTACCGTTGGTTCAATTTGATGAGCTAACAGAAGAACAAGAAGAAAATTATGAAATTATAGAAGGAGGAGCTGTGGATTGGATGTTAAGGTATCTAAAAGTAAAAAGTCCTCTAGGGAGTATTGTAGAAGAAAATGATTGATTTTTCTAAAATATTTAAACAGGCTCCAAGTATAGACTTGAGAACAGGTGAATTGAAAGAAGCTAGAGATGATAGGAATGATCCTGCGTATCAAAAATTTATAAAAGATAATGAGCTTAATACTTATTTAACTAAGCCTACTCCTGCACAATTTGACTCACTTCAAAAAATGCAAGAGAGTAAACAGCGAATTGACCCTATAGTTTCTTTGGTAAAGCAAGGCGAACTTGAAAAAGCTTATGAAGCTTTTGAACAATTACCGTTTGGTGATCAAGCCAAAATAGCTATATCACCCGGAGTCGGTGATGCTTTAGCAGCTTACGAAGTTCCTTTGTTTGAAAAAAGAGCTATAGAAGATTTACGTACCGGTAATATAGCTTCAGCAAAACTTAATCACTTTATGGCAAGTCTATCTGCTGCTTCACTTATTCCTGCTGCTGATGCTATCACTCAGCCAATAAAAACAACCATTAGAGGTGTACAAAAGTTAGGTAGAAATGTTCAAGCTAAAGTACCTATGGATAATACCGGAGGAGGTTCATCAGGAGGACCAACAAAAAAACTTAATAAGCCTAAATACACAATTGATGATTATGGTTTTTATTCAGAAGCTCAAAACATTGCTTTTCAATTACCAAAAAATGCAACAGCAAGACAATTAGTAGACGGTCTAAAGGCTAGGGTAGGTCCTAATAAACCGGTACAAAAAGCCGAACTAGACTTTTTAAATTTAGAAGAAGAGTTTGTAAAGCTTTATGATGAAGATAGAGTAATATCACGGGATGAGCTAGTAAGTTTTATAGAAGTACGTAAACCTAGTTTATCAATAAGTGTAAGGGGTGGTGAGGTTAGTGATGAGGTTCCTACTATAAACATTGCTAGGGCAGATACTCCTGACAAAATAAATGTAGATGAAAATTTTCTTAGAGAAATTTTAAATAGCCAAGAATTTAAAGCGGATAGAGATGCAAAAGAAAAAGTTGGTGAATATGTAGAACGTTTTAGAAGTAGTAGAACAACAGAAGAAAGAAATAAAGCTTATAATGAAATGAAAAAAGCACAAGACGAATATTCGGAAAATGAGTTTATAATGTTTAAAGATTTTATTGCAGACAAGGTTGATGAGTTAACAGACGGTAAACTAAAAATGAATTATCCACACAGGCTTATAGATGAAGTAGTTGATGAGGTTGATGAGAGGGTCAGCTATCTTGAAATGCCTGAAGGGTTTCCATCAGGATTTGAATATAATATTAATCTTCCTTTAAAAATTCATCGAAGAGATGCAGATATAACTTATGTAGACGGTCAAGGATTTCAAACAGAAGGTTATATTTTAGACAGAGGCTCAAGAGGGTTTTTAAGTTTTGTTGATGATAGAAATAATCTAGGTGATTTTAGGACATATGCTCGTGGAAGAGCTAATAACTTAGAGGAAGCGGATGTTCAACTATCAATTGCATTACGACAAAGATTTACAGAAACAACCGATGCTGAAGACAGAACAACATTGTACGGTCCTAGTGATTTTAAGGCTTTTACTTCTCCAGGCTCTGAAAACTATAGAGAAAGTATTATTGAGATCGCAAATACAGGTATTAAAGATGCTAACATTCAAAACATGTTTACTAAATATCACCCATCTGAAAAAGGTCATTTTCCTGAACCTTATCAGGTAGCACATAAGAGAACAACAGATAGAGTAGATATAGATGGTAACTTAAATAATCATTTAGAAGAAGTTCAATCTGATCCTACTAAAGCAAAACGATCTTATGGTGCAATAACTGATGCATTTACTTTGGAGGATTATGTTAATTTACCTTTAAAAAATTTAGAGAAAGTAGATAGGTTAGAAAGTAGAACAGAATTAGTAGATGTAATGAGAGATTATTCTGATAAAAAGATAAAAGATTTTAACAAGGTTTACGAAGATATTCTAGAGCAAACATATGGAAGAGAACCTTTAGAAGCTTATAAGCGAGTTAATCAAAGATATGCTGAGAAAAATAAAATTGGTAAACTAAGCTTTCAAACAATGGCAAAGTATGTTAATGCGGATTGGAAAGAACATCGTGAATTATTTCAGGTAGCGAACCAAGATGATTTAGAGATTATACGGAATGCTTATCAAGTACCTGAAGCTATGTTCCAAGATAGTTATATATCTGAGATAGATATGGTAGGTGAAATTTTTGAAGAATTTATTTCTCCTATTTTAGATTCTAATGAAATGACACCTATGTTACAAAGAAAGTTTGGTGGTAATAAACAAAAAATAGAAGAGGAGCAGATAGGAGATATTTTTAAAAGACTTAAATTAGAAAATAAAGTAGAGCTTCCATCTAATATGTTAGATTTACTTAGGTCATATGAATCAAATTATGGTGGGGGAATGGGTGATGGTAGGGTTTTAAAAGCAGCTCCTGACTTTCCATTTTTAGATGACAGACAATGGACTAGATTAGTTTTAAGACAACACATTTTGGAAAGTGTAAAAGAAGGGCACGATGGTATCACTATACCAACGGGTTATTTTCAGAACATTAGAAATCTTAAAGTTCCACATGTAGAAATAAAAAAGGGTACTCCAAGAGAAGTATCTATTGCTTTTGGTGATGAACAAATTAATTCTAAAAGAAATACATATAAAGTTGAACTGCCTCAAGGTTTTATTGATGAAATAGATTATTATGATCATGTTTTTGGTAATGATTTTAATGATCCTTATAATTTTAATGATCGAATTGATCATTTTCATAGTCTAAATTCTCAGATGGGCGAAGATGAAAATATAAAAAATATTGTTTCTTTTATAAGTTTAAGACTTGGACCTGATAAAATGAGAAGTCCAAAACAAATGGAAAAATTACAGAAGCAAATTGAAAATCATAACTTTGATAAAGACCCCGTTATGATTGTTCCGTTACATGTTGTTTATAAATCAATCTACGATCAATTACTTATAAAAGAAGCTCAACGTCTTGCAAGATTAACAGGTGCTAAGTTAGATGAAACTATGATTTATGTTGATCCAAGAATTAAAAATGCAGAAGCAAGAGGGCTAAATGTAAAAGAAATAGAGGATAAAAATTTTACAAAATATAATAAGCAGCCGGTTGTGAGACTGAAATTTAATGACAAATTAATTGAAACAATAACAGATCAAGGTATACAATATTTTTCTAAAGGCGGTTTGGTTACAGGACCGGATGTAGTTCCTTTCACTAAAGAAGACCCTGCTGAAAGAATTAATCCAATTACTGGTGAACCTTATATGGATAGATTTCAATTGAACTTAGGAGAATTAGATAATGGAATATAAATACTTTAAAGACTCAGAACTAGCTTGTAAACATACAGGTGAAAATGGCATGGATGTTGCATTTATGAAAGTGATAGAAGCGATACGTGAAGAGTGTGGTTTCCCTTTCAGAGTGAGTAGTGCATATCGACATCCTACTCATCCGATTGAAGCTGGTAAACAAAAGCCGGGTGCACATGCTTCAGGTAAAGCTATCGACATACTTGTAAGTATGGAACAAGCCTTTATATTAGTAGAAGTAGCATTAAAACATGGCATCATCGGTATTGGAATCTCACAAAAGGGTCCTATTGGTACTCGTTTTATTCATTTGGACATGGATAAATCTCGTTCAAGACCCCGTATTTGGTCGTACTAATTATGCTCTTATATACAGAGAAACAATTAGACAAAGCATATAGAATAGATTGCAAAGCTCGTACCAAATCAAATGAAGCATGGGTAACTCGTGAAGAGTTTAGACCGTTGTATGAAATGCTGATAGAACATTTTATGAAAGCATACAATGCTGATGATTTGTTAGCAGCAGATACTCCGGAATATTTGTTAGACTCTGTAAACGATTTACTTGAAACAACTATAATATTGGAAGACAAATGAAAAAACTAAAAGGTATATTAGGTGCACTTGCTCCGACTCTTGGTGCTGCTGTCGGTGGTCCATTAGGTGGACAAGCTGGACAAATACTAAGTCAGGTGTTAGGTGTTCCAAACAATCCAAAATCCATTGAGAGTGCTATGAATAATATCACAGCCGAACAAATGGTTGAACTTAAAAAAGCTGAAAAAGATTTTGAAGTTCAGATGAAACAATTAGATGTGGATGTATATTCATTAGAAGTGGATGATAGAAAAGATGCGAGAACTAAATTCTCAGGTGACTGGACTCCAACTATTTTAGGAACTTTGTCAATGACAGGTTTCATTGGATATATATTTTACATCACAGCATTCCCTATGCCGGACTCAAGCGATGATATCGTCATGCTTATTATTGGTTCACTTACAGGTATAGCAACTGCTGTAATCAGTTTTTACTTCGGGTCTAGTAACAAGGACAAGTAGTAAAAGGGAAGCTCTTAGAAAGGCTTACATAGCTTTCTAGGGCTATAATTAACTTGCTTAGAAAAAGGAGTATATTATGACAAGCAAAAATATATTAGACTTAAATAATCGTCTATATCAAACCTCGTATGTAGGCTTCGATAGACTCTTCGATGAGTTTTTCAGACTACAATCAAGTACGAAAAATGTACCAAACTACCCACCTTATAATCTGATTAAGGATGGAGATAGTTATACAATAGAAATGGCTATGGCAGGACTGACTGACAAAGACGTTGATGTTGTTCTTGAGGATAGGACTTTATCTATCACTTATGAGAAATCAGAAGAAGATATTGATGAAGGTGTTATCCATAAAGGATTAGCACAAAGGTCTTTTAAAAGAAGTTTTAATCTAGCTGATGATATTGAAGTCCAAAAGGCTCAACTCAAAAATGGATTACTATCTATCCGTATGGAAAGAATAGTTCCTGATGAGAAGAAACCTCAGAAGATTAAACTATCTAAGTAAAGGTGTGTGGGTAGATTAAGTTCTACCCATACTTGAGTGCATTTAGTTCTCGTTGTAGGTATCCGTGTAAGTCACCCATCTTAGACTTACCATGTCGTAACACGGTCTTGATCAAATCTCTTTCCTCAATTGGAAAGATGTTATCAACTTCATTCTCAGGTAACATACTAAATTCTGTGACAATTTTGTTATCCCTTGTCAATAGGATTTTGAAGCTTACCAAGTTTGCTTCTTTACTTTTGCTCATCGTTCTCCTCCAGCGATGTAAAGGTTATGCTGTCCTGTCTACCACGTAGTCCAGCTTTCATGTAAGATGTAGCACGACCTTCAAAGAAGTTCTGATGCTCAACACCCATGACTTCATCTAACCATTCAAGAGGATTCTCTCTTTGATCATAGTTAGTTTTTAAACCTAGCTGTAGTAATCTTCTATCAGCTATGTATCTATTGTAAGCGTACATATCTTTCTTGGTAAGTCCTTGTATATCGCCCATCTCAAATACCAAGTCTAAAAACTTATCTTCAAGTTTGACCATCTCTCTACATATCTCGTAGATTTCTTTCTTAAAATCATCTGTCCATATCTCAATGTTCTCTTGAATAAACTGTCTAAATAGTTTAGTCATTGCTTCAACGTGCATAGATTCATCACGGATAGAGTAAGTAACAATCTGTCCCATACCTTTCATGCGACCAAAGCGTGGGAAGTTTAACAAGATTGCAAAACTACTAAAGAGTTGTAGTCCTTCGGTAAAAGCTGAATAGACTGCTAAAGTTTTTGCAATACTTTTCTTATCCTTCATTGTGGTTTTGATATCACTAATGTATTCATGTTTATCTGCCATCTCTTCGTACTCAGCAAAAGCTTTGTACTCTATCTCAGGCATACCAACAGTATCAAGCAATAAACTGTAAGCGTGTTGATGGATAGATTCCATGTTAGCAAATGAAGCCATCATCATTCTAGCTTCAGGCTTTTTAAATATTCTCATGTATCTATCTATGTAACCTGAACCCACGTCAACATCTGATTGAGTAAACAATCTAAAGATTTGTGTTAGTAGATTTTTTTCAGTATCAGATAGCTCTTGCCAATCTTTAACATCTGTATGTAGAGGTACAGACTCCGGCATCCAATGCATTTGATTTTGTAATACATAGTAGTCAAACATCCATGCATCATCAAACGGTTTGTAATATTCTCTTGTTCCTAATAAACTCATAATTATTTCCTAGCCCTCACAGGCGATACATTCCACATCATCAAGTTTGATACGTGGTATTTTTACATTGACATTCTCTGCGTTCCTTGCAGCATTAGACCTCAAGTAATACAATGATTTAAGTCTGTTAGCACCATACCAATGTACATCATTGACATACTGCATATACTCATCATGCACTTCTTGTGGCTCTGTAGCTTTAGGAAGTACAAAGAACAAGTTGACAGATTGTGATTGACATATAAACTCTTGACGTTTGTATGCATGTTCAACAACCCATATTTGATTTATCTCATTAGCTGTTTTAAATACATCCTTTTCTAATGTAGTTAAAATATCTAAGTGTTGTACAGAACCATCGTGTCCTGCAATATCTTTCCAAAGACTTTCAAGTTCTTTACCCTTGATACCTTTAGACTTGAGAAGCTTTTCTAAGTATTTGTTTTTTACTTGGTAGCTTCCGGAGAGAGTCTTGTGCGTATAAACGTTAGCACGATACGGTTCAATAGAAGGAGATGTGCCACCACAAATGATACTAGAAGAAGCGTTAGGAGCAACAGCCAAAAGATGAGCATTACGCATGTTGTTTTGCTGAAGGTACGCATGGAAGCCCATTGCTCCGAGACCCAACGACCTTTCTCTGTAAGCAGAGTAGGCAGCTCTAGTAAAGCCTTCTTTACCTTCTTTAATATACTTTTTAAAACGTTTAAAGTTTGCATTATATTCTCCAAGTTGTGTAGTGTCGATAGCGTTATCAATAAAATGTTGAATAACATTATCGAGCATCGTTATTAAATCATCTATAAACTGTTCGTTCTTTGACCACTTGTCAAAGTATTGTAAATTAACAGAAGATAAACAACACACTGCTGTCCTCTCTTCATTCGTTGGTAAAGTTATCTCAGAACATAAATTACTTTGTTTGATTTCTAGTCCTAAGTCTTTTTGTTTTTGTGGTAAAGCAGCATTACAATTATCTATGTTGACAATGTAAGGCTCACCGGTTTCTGCTCTAGCATTAATTAGTTGCCACCATAAATCTCTAGCGTTGACAACCTTTACAGCTTCGTTAGATTTGGGATCAACCAATCTAAACTCTGCATCTTCTTCTACAGCTTTTAAAAATTCTTTGGTAACATTGACAGCGTTGTGAAGATTTAAACATTTACGATTGATATCTCCACCGGATTCTTTTCTCATGTTGATAAACTCTTCGATCTCAGGATGAGAAATATCCATGTAAGCTGCATAGCTACCTCGTCTTGTTACACCTTGATTGAAGGCTAACATCTGAGAATCTACGACATGCATAAAGGGGATTGAACCAGTAGACTTACTACCGTGAGTAGTAGATACACCGTTAGACCTAACGTCTCCCCAATATCCACCAATACCTCCACCTGAACTTGCCAACCATATGTTCTCATCATAATGAGCTGATAAACCGATACGACTGTCAGGAACATAATTAAGGAAGCAGCTAATAGGAAGCCCACGACTTGTTCCCCCGTTACTAAGTATAGGAGTGCTAAACATGAACCAACACTTGGAACTGTATTCATAAAGTCGTTGAGCAAGTTCAAAATCTGTATGACCTTTGTAGGTTGCTCCGAAGACTGAGGCTCTTGCGAATGCTTCTTGGGCATGGGTTTCTTCTCCTGTAAAATATCTATCCTTCAATGTATCAAGACTAAACTTATCTAGTCTTTTTTCGTTATCATAATTAATCTTTATTCCTAAGTATTCCTTTGGTCCTACTTTGTCTTCAACCATTACGTGTTCTCCGTGTCGTGTACGTTAAGCATTATTATACCATAGTGTAGTATCTTTAGCAAGTCTTTTCTGTTCTTACCTTCTTTATTACCATACCTCTTTGCATACTTCATTATATTGCCCAAGCAAAAGCCCTCACCATGACCTGAATCAATGATAACATCGGTTGCTTGGTACTTATCACTTGCATAATGTTGACCATAAGTATTATTAATATACTTTGCAAGTTCTTGTAATAATTTTTTTTCATTAAATTTATAGTTTATCATAGTTCCTCTAGTGTTATGTTAGGATTTTTTTTTACCTGTTTATAAAACCAACGTAAGCTGTATGCACTTAACAAAAATTTATTGTTTGCAAAGATGTGAGTTTGTTCAGGAAGAAAATCTTTTAGATTATTTTTATTAATCTTAGATGTATCCTCTCCATCCGGAACCATTGTGCGTAACCACTCTACCAATAGTTCCTCTGCTCTACGTCTTAATTTTTTACTTCTGCTTCCACTCATTTGTAACCTCTATAACTTTTGGTGGGTTAGGTGTTTTAGTAAGATACCTTAACCCATTAGAATATTTAAATACTCGTAATCCTTTTCCTTCGTTAGAATCTTTATGACATTCAAACTTGTGTCTACAATACATACACTCACGAGGAAGTTTCATGTTACCTGATTTACCATCAGCTTCAGGACTATAACATAACTCCGGAGGTTTAGCTAACTTAATAGCTTTCTTAATTGCTGTAATCTTTTTCTTAATGTTTGGTTTATCAAAATCATCAGGTCTAAACAAAGCTAACTCACCTGACTCTTTGTTCATAGCAAGAAAGCCACCTTTGTTTGTGCCCTCTGCTGCTTCGTAACCGGCAAGTTGTGCCATGTAACCAAACGTATCTTGTTCTGCAAGTGTTCCATCTTTGAACTTTTTGAATGCAAAACCTGAAGCAGTTTTAATATCGACAACTTCACCATCAATCACACAATCCATGTGACCTTTGATTCCACTGACTGTTATTTCTTTTTGTTCGTTTGTAACTTTATGTCCTGATAGTTTTATCAGAAACAAAAGAATCTCCTCAAGCAAATGCCCGTAGAGAAACTTAATAAAGACATGAGGTGGGATAGACTCTGATTGTGTATCCTCTGTTCTCATATCAAACCACAATTGACGTGGCTTCCTACCTATGTTAGACATACGTAGCGTAGCATTACCACGTGGTTTAGGATGTGACCAATCGTAGAGAATCTGTTTCATAGACTCTCCAAACTGTTCAATAGTGTCTTCGTCTAGATCAATGTGCTTACCTTCTGATAGGACACTAATCTTATTATATATGTCAGACACTAATGTGTCAAGAGTTTTCTTTTTATTTGTCATGTTTTATGCTTTACAAATCTTAATTTTCTAGTATCAGGATTAAAACTTAGAATCTGTACACCTAAAGCTACTTGTTTTTTTGTTCTAGCTTTCTTAGGTTTCTTTCTTTGAATTGCTTCATCCCATGTATCACACTTAACATCAATTAAAAGTGTGTTACCTTTTTTGTCCATAGCTATCATATCTACCGGACCATTACCACCTGAGTTTTGGAATACTTCATAACCGTTATCCCATAACCAAGTGACAGCATAGTATTCTGCTAAATCACCTTTTCTTGTTGAACTAAAATCAGTGCGTTTCACTCCAATCTCTCCCTATCTTAAACTCTCCATCTAGTGGACATCTAAGATTAAAATGATTACCGGCATCAATAATACTTTGTACTGCAAGAGTACCAACCTTATTGGCTCTGCATTCTGATACCTCTATCTGCCATTCATCATGGATGTTGGCAACGAATTTAAAAGGTGTCATACTTAACTCTAAACGATTGGCAAGTATAGACAATCCTTTCTTCATAACAATTGAACCAGCACCTTGAAGTAGTGTGTTCAATGCTGCATGATTGTTTCTTATGTATAGCTTTCTACCATCTAAGCCTTTGAGATATTTTTTGTTTGCTGCTCTTTGAACTCTGTCTCTAAGAGATTTAAATGAAGGCTTATTATCGAAGAAATGTTCTCTAGCTCTTTTTCCATCTGACGTATTTCCTCCAACCACTTTGCCAAGCTTTTCATCTCCTGCTCCGTACATGAGTGCATAGATGAATGTCTTTGCCTGATTTCTTGATTCAAGTTTTGCAGCTCTTTGATTAGCTGTGTGTATATCTCCATCGA